GCTAAAGGGTGTCTCGCTTTTTGGCAAGGTTTCGGATTTCGTATAGCACCGAAATGAGGCTTGCTTTACTTGTCAGACAAGTATAAAATGAATTATGAGACAAAAAATCGAAAATCCAATGATTAGAATCAATGTTCGTATTCTTGAAGAAGAGCGCAAACTGTTACAGCGTCAAGCTAACAGAGAGAAGCGTAGTCTTTCTGAATTAGTAAGGAAGGTAATTCGTCTTTACATGGAGAGTAAAAATTGAAGCCAAAATATGCTAAATTGACAGACAAAGATGTGTCTTCGTATTTCTGCAAATCAGAATTAGCACAGATATATAGCATATCTGGAGGTGTTGTTTCTAAAAGATTGGATGGTGATATCCCATATCTAAAATTATCAGGTACAGACTTTTATCACCTGTCTAATGTCAGTGAGTTGATGGACTTCAGAAAAAAAGATAACAGAAGCAATCAAGTCCCAGAGGGAGCAGTAGAAAATCAGTGGGGTGTTTTCGATCCAAATACGCCTGCTATGGATGATCCAGATCAAATGTCTCCTGCAGAAAGACGACTATGGTATCAATCAGAAGATTTGCGCCAAAGTATGTTATTGAAGGAAAGGAAAAATGCTGTGGAAGAAAGACAGCTTATTCCTGCCCAGGAAGTGGAGATGACTTTAGCTGCAGCATTCAAGGCAGTCGCTCTAACTTTGGACACACTTCCTGATGCTTTGGAGCGTGACGGTGTTATCAGTTCCAAGGATATAGAAAGAATCATTAATATTCTTGACGGAAGTCGGGAAGGGTTGGCAAATACCTTATCTGATCTTTCTCCTTTGGTCAGGACTCTCCAAGAGGAATATGATGTATGAAAAATATACCTGAAGAAGATAAATTAAGTGATAGGTTACAATATTATGCTGATGAATATTGGTTTATCCACGAAGATATAGTATATGATGCTAAGAAGTTAGAAGCACAAATACCACAATGGATTAGTGTAAAAGATAAATTACCAAAGTATGAAGTTGAAGTGCTTGTTTGTAGAAAAGATAATACATATTGGTGGGGGATGGTGATAGAAAAACCTGATAATAGTTTTTATGTACGTTATGGAAATAAATGGGTGTTTGCAAAGGACGTAACTCACTGGATGCCATTACCAAAACCACCAGAGGATAAGTAATGACTTTTGAAGAAAAAAAAGAAATACTGAAATTGAAATTCAAGTCAGATATGTTTTTAAAGTGTTTTGCTGGTGATTATAAATCGTCTGATGTTAGATTTTACGAGTATGAAATAAAAAACATGGCTGATAGATTATTTGGCAAAGATAAATAATGGCTTTTGCTTCAAGTATTGAATTAGCCAAAGACACTGGCAGTATATTTAATCCACAAAAAAGAATCAGTGTTGTAGAAGCTGCTGAAGAGTCGATGTTTATCAGTACGCCTGGTGGATACTCTGGCAAGTGGCAGGCAGAGACTACTGCATATATGGCAGAGCCAATGAATTGTGCAGGAAAAAGAAAGTATAATTCTGTTATTTTTGTTGGTGCAGCTCGAACTGGAAAAACATTATCACTTCTGGAGGGAGTGATCACATACATCTATACTTGTGATCCTGCAGACACTCTTATAGTTCACATGACAGAAGAGGCAGCCAGAAGATATTCCAGAATGAGGGTTAGTCGCTTACTCAGAAACAGTCCAAATTTAAAAAAATTACTCAGTCCTATTGCAAATGACGATAATATTCTAAGTAAATTTTTTCGCAATGGCACTGGTTTGATGATCGGACATCCAACTCCAACTCAATTATCTGCCCAAGATTATAAATATGTGTTTTTATCAGATTATGATCGAATGCCAGAGGATAATGGCGAAGGTGATATATTCACACAGGCAAGTAAACGAACCCAGACATTTGGCTCGGGAGGTATGTGTGTCGCAGAATCATCTCCTGGTAGAGATTTTGTTGATGTATCATGGAAGCCATCCACCCCACACGAAGCTCCACCAGTTGGAGGGATCTTAGGCCTGTATAACACAGGTGATAAAAGAATTTGGCATTGGAGTTGTCCACATTGCGAAGGTGATATCCCTGTCATGCCTGGATTAGATTTATTTCACTTACCGCCACAGAGAGATTTGGTCGCATTAATTACGAGATTAGGTGCGAAGCAGGCAGCAGAAGACCTTTCGAGTATCGTTTGTCCTGAATGTGGGTCGGTAATAGATCACTCATACAAAAGTGGTATGAATATTAAGGGATTTTGGAAGAAAGAGAGTGATAAGCCAAGTTCAATTGCCTCCTTCTGGTTAGGAGGGATCGCAGCTAAATTTCAAACATGGAACTCATTATTAGAAAAAGAGTTTCTTGCACTGAAGCATTATGCTGATACTGGTTCAGATATTAAACTAAAAGCCACAAGAAACACGGATCAGGGTATTCCGTTCATTCCAATGTCTGCAGCAGAAAAGCTTTCAGCAGATGAAATCGAAAAAAGAGCAGAGCCTTTAGAGAAAAGAAAAGTACCTGAAGGGGTGAGAGCTTTGTTTGGTGCTATCGATGTGCAGAAATATAAATTCGTTGTTCAGATCGAAGGTTATGGTGTTGATGGAGAAAAATGGATTGTCGACAGGTTTGATATTGGAATGTCAACTAGGGAGGTTAATGATGAATTTGCTCATATAGATCCTGCAGGTTACAAAGATGACTGGAATATTATAATCGATAAAGTAATTAAGGCAAAATATGAACTCGATGATGATTCTGGTAGATTCATGGGCATGTCGAAAGTATTGTGTGATTCTGGAGGTGTGTCTGGTACAACAGAAAATGCCTATAGTTTCTGGAAAAAATGCAAAGGACTTGGATTGACAAAAGTGTTTGAGTTGATAAAAGGCTTGCGGCCAAAGCCAAATTCAAACACTCCAATTGTGCATAAAAGTATTTTGGATAAAAGTTCACAAGCGGCCAGAAAAGCAAAAGTGGTAAAAGAAATGCCGTTATGGTTATTGAATACAACTATTCTAAAAGATGCGGTGACTGCCAACTTAAAGAAGACTGAAATAGGCAAGGATTATTATCACTTCCCTGAATGGTTGCCATCTCATTTTTACGCTGAAATCGTGGCAGAAACCAGAACAGATAAAGGTTGGGAGAACACAAAGCAAGCCAGAAATGAAACTTTCGATTTGCTTTCATATAACAAAGCAGGGTTCATGATCAAGTTGTTATCCTATTGGAAAAAAGAAATAAATTGGGATAGTCCACCTGCATGGTTAGAGGAATGGGATAACAATTCTGAGGTAACAAATAAGCAAGATGAAAAAGTAGAGCGAAAAATACCCACCAAAAAAAGAAGAGTCAGGATGAAAATGAAGTAACGTATCTAATAGTACATTATTTGATTTTGTTTTTTTATGTGTTAGAATCGCCATTATATAATTATTTGGGTTTATGTAATGTACACGCAAGCTGATCTTGATGAGTTAGATGTTGCCATAAAAGGTGGTGCAAGGCGTATACGTCTTAACGGAAGAGAGAAGGAATTCTTTTCAGCCAGTGATCTTCTTAAGCTCAGAACTCACGTTGCAAATGAGTTAGCCAAAGCAACTGGTACAGTCCGCAGACCAACAGCCTATCGTGCAAGATCGAGTAAAGGTTTATGAGCAAAGTTTTATCACTCAATAGTGCAGTAAAAAAGTCGTTTAGAAATCGTAAACAACAATCTGCCATACTCCCACACAAAATCAAACCTGCCGATCAACGTGCTTATGAAGCATCGAGTTCAGGGCGCAGGTTAGGTCAATGGGAAGCTCCAAACTTATCTCCTACACAAGCAGTAACGTCTGAATTAGATGTGCTTCGCAGACGAAGTCGTGCTGCAATTAGAAACAACCCTTGGTCTTCAAGAGCTATTAAAACTGACGTTGCAAATGAGATTGGTACTGGAATCATTCCAAGGCCTGCAACGGCTGACAAAGAATTTAACTTAAAGATATCCGATTTATGGCGTGACTATCACCCACTGGCTGATTATAACGGAACGCTCGGAGTTTATGGTCTGCAAATGCTTGCATCGAGAGCAAGAAAAGAGGCAGGCGAAGTTTTTATTCGTATTATCCGTCAACGCTCAAATCGCAATATCCCAGTTCCAATTCAATTTCAAATATTAGAATCAGATTTTTGCCCAACCAACCTTAATAGAACAGAGTTGGAAAATGGCAATATGATCAAGTCTGGTGTTGAGGTTAATTCTAACGGAAAACCTGTGGCGTATTGGATATATAAAAACCATCCAGACGAAAGAGGAACCCTAACAAATCATTCTCTTCAAGGAATGACAAGGATTAAATGTGAAGATATTATCCACCATTTTATACCTAATCGCCCTGGTCAGTTGCGTGGCGAGCCTAGCGGTGTTCAGTCTATGGTTAGGTCTTATGTTTTCGACAAGTACGATGATGCCGAACTTGGTAGAAAAGAAGCGAGAGCAAATTTCACTGGTGTAATTCGCAGACCAGATTATGGTGAAGATGATTATAAATTTGATCCTATTTCTGGCGAACCAATAAGCAAGGATGAATCTGATGTTCCCATGATTGAAATGGAATCAGGCACTTTTCCAAACTTACTTCCTGGTGAAGAAATAACATTGTTTGATGGTGATGATGCAGGTCGTGGTTATAAGGACTATCAGCATTATCAACTTTTAGGTATAGCTGCAGGTCATGATATGCCATACCAATTAGTTTCTGGTGATTATACGGAAAT